AATAACGGACTCGTGGCCATTTTTGCTCCTTTATGCGACTACTGTCGCGTTGTTCCAGATAAGTGTAGAAGATAAAGTATTCCAGCTCTCGGCGACACTCACGTTCTCCCACTTCATCGACTGCAAGCTGAAAGCCGTAGGACTAAGAGTAAGAGTTAGGTCGAGTCTGTTTACTCCAGCCGAGAATCTCCAGCCTTCGACGAAGCCTTGAAAGCGTCCTAGCAAGATGTTCGGCGGAAGATTATCTATGTCTAACGGTAGACCCATAAACACGTTTAGAAGTGCGTCTCGATCTGAGTCGTCTATGTTGCTATTGGCCAGCGTGTAAGTGATCGCTTGAAACTGCGACTGCGGAAAGGCTCGAATGCCTAAATAGAACTCGGCCTGAGATTCTGCGTCTGCCGCGTTATGTAACGTCGTCGGGATTGTGTGAGCTTGTTGTCCATAGATAGCGATGGACTGAGTATTACTAGCTGTTTCTTGGCCGCCGTTATTGTATTGGACTGTTACGTTATTGCGAACGTCTGAGATTCTTTTAATAGTTGCGATCGAAGAAGTAAGAGCGTCTTGGGCTGAGATAACCGTATAACCGTTCGTCGATAGATACTGGCTTCGATGAGTTGCGTCTGCGTAGCCGATTCGACCGGACGAATCTTCGTAGATGTAACCGAGTCCAGAGTTAGCCAGAGAACTTACTAAAGAATAGACGTCCGTCGTAGAAGCCGAACGAGCTGCTAGTTCGTAATCGCCTGGCTGATCTATCTCGCCGAGACCTACGTTCTCCGCGTTAGCCCACGTCGTCGTTGCCTCATAATTAGCCCACGTTACAGCGGGAGCCACTTCGTTCCAGTTATTAAGAAGCAGTTCCGAAAGAATTGTGTAGATCTGATCGCCATCGAAGTCTTTTGCTAAGACGCCATCTGTAAGACTTACTGGAAGTTTAGATAAGGCTCCGAGAGCTGTTAGACGGATAATCTGATTCGATTGCGTTCCGCTGCTATTGACGACCGAGACTTGAATGTCTGTAACGTCTCCGCCGAATAAATTAACGAAAGTTCCCGTAGAGTCTTTAACTCTAATCAAGACGTTATCGTTCACGTCGATAGTAAGCGGAGATTCGTCTAGATTAAGAATCTCTAAAGAACAGTAGCCCGCTCTAGGCTGGGAGTAAATGTCCGTTCTGCCAGATGTAATCGTGACGTTTGTTAGCGTTAGATTCACGTATTCGGTTCCACCGTTTATCTGAACCGACCATTCGGGAGTCCAGACGCTCATTAGACGCTCACTAGTGCGTTATAGCCACCGCCGCCGCGCGCAGCTGAACGGTTAAGAATGTCTACGATAGTTCTAGCCGTACCTTCTGCGTCTATCGCGCCGTTTACCGTAATGTTAAAGACGTTCGCTCCTGATCCGCCAAGACGATTATTCGGAGTAATCATTCCGCTAGTGTTTGGCGTGAATAGTTCTGGGCCACGCTCTCCGACTAGGTAAGAAGTGCCACCCGCGACTGGGCCGCCGTTAGCTCTACCACCGCCTATCTCTCCGATAATGGATCCGATAATTCCAGCCTGTCCTAAGAATAGGCTCTTATTACTATTTACTAAATTAACGATCTTCGACATCTGATCGTACGCTTTAGTAAGGAATCCGACTAGCTGCGAGAATCCTGTAATTAAAGTAGCGACTAAGTTACTTATGCCCATAAGTGCAAGCTTTAGATTGTTACCAAGAATCGGCGCGAAGTATTTACTAATAAACTCGAAGATGTTCCGAAGTAATTGCAAGAACGGAGCTAACTCTGTGGAGTTCTCCGATACCGCTTTTTTAATTGTATTAAATGCGTAACTAAGTCCTTCTAGGACTGGGCGCACTACTTGGCCGATGGCTGGAATAACTACTTCATAAAGGAAAGTCCACCAAGCGCGTAAGATTGGAAGTAAGTCATCTCTTAAGACTCTAAAGATCTCACCGAACGCTGGCCCTAAAGTTTTACCTAAAGTTTCTGCTACAGCTGTGATCGCTGGAATGCCTTTATCTACGAAACTAGAGACTAACGGAGTGATAGCGTCGAGAATGTAAGAACCTACAGTCTCTTTAGCCTCATCGAATGCAACAGTAAGACGGGCCATCTTGCCCTGAAAGGTGTCGGCTTGGATCGAGGCTTGCTCGTCGAAAGTAGCAGACAGCGCGAGCATGGCAGCGTCGAAGTCTTTAGTCTTTAAGATCGTCTCGTCGATTGGTACGCCGAGCTTCTTTAGAGCTGCGAAGTTACCGTCGTAGGCTTTTGCTAACGCTTCTGAGACCGCGGATAAACTTTTTCCCGTTCCCGCTGAGACGTCTAGGGCGATCTGTTGAAGTCTCTGGGCTTCTGTAACGTCCTTAGTCGACCGAACTAGGCGATCAAGGCTCGGCCTAAGATCGTCGTCCGTTACACCCGTAGCTAGAGCTGTTTTAGTTATGTAAGCTTCTGTAGCCTGAATCTGAGCATTAGTCGCGCCTGTAACGTTCTGTAATGTAGTCGCGAGCTTGGCCTGAGCTGCTTCGTCTGCAATGGCAGACTTAACGCCGTCTATAAGTAACTTTCCAGCATAAGCCGCAGCTGCCGCGCCAGCTAGTGCGAACGCAGCTCCAGCCTTCTTAGCGAAGTCTCCGACTTTAGATCCGAATCCTTCGACTTCATTTTGTGCGCCTTTAACGCCCTTCTTTAATTCGTCGAAGTCGGCGTCGAAAGTAATCTTTATCTTCGGAATGCCCGCCATTACTTTAGCCTCAATTCATTAGCGATCTGTTGCACCATAAGCGAATACTCGCGCGCTACTACTGGAACGTAGAAGTCTACAGCGGGAGCGATCCAGTAGCCTCGCTTGTTATAAGGTGTCTTAAAGCGATTCGTAAACACGCGACCGATGGAGTCGACGCCACCATGAGAACCAAACTCGGTTCCCCATAACAGCGCGCCCGCTGGCGCAGCTTGTCGCTTAACTTTATTACCCTTGCCACTCTTAGAAGCTTCGCCGCCGTAAGGACGACCGACTTTCTTAGGGCCGCCGATGTCGACACGAACGAGACGATCGCGTGGAGTCTTAATTGTCTGAACTACTAGTTTCGTTTGTGGAGCTGGAGCGGATAAGCCGCTCATCATTAACTGGCCCGCTAACCGCTGCGATAAAGGCTGCGCGCGATCTCTAACGAGCTGTTGATACTCGGCTGGGAATGAACCCAGTAAACCTAGAAGATTCTTAAACTCGTAAGGATCGACAGTAATGGCATAAGTGCCGCGGCCGCTTTTATCTGCCATTCTGCCTCTCCAGAATCTCTATTCCTGTAAGAACGTCTTCTGCCGTCTTCCACTCGCTCATCGGGATTCGACTAGCGATCGCTAACTCTATGAGTGCGCGATTTAAGCTTCCGACGGGCCAGCTTTTGGGTCCGACTTCTTACTAGTAATTCCTTCAACAGTCTCTACCCAGATCTCGAAAGGCTTTACAGGATTCCCAGCTGCTTCGCGCTTCATCGCGTGATAGGCCAAGAACGTAAGCCCTTCGAGTCCGAGTTTAGATTCTGCTTCGTTCACTGTTGCATTGAACTTACGCTCCCACTTAACCCATTCTGGAACTGCCGCCACGTAAGTAGCTTCTTCTCCTGATAGGTACTGGACTTCTAGTTCTAGCTTCATTGTGCTCCCGATTCTTTTCTTAACTAAATGTTTCTGTAGGTGTTCCCACGACTGTAAAGCTCATGCTAACAGTCTGAGCGTCTGGCGATGATCCGCCCACGCTTGGAAAGATTGGTAGAACGTTGAACGCGAATACTGCGCCTGTTACAGCTGTCATAGATACAGCTAGAACAGTGTTAGGCGCGCCTTCGGCTGCATTCCATAGAGCTTCGCAGAGTGAATCCGCTGCGCCCCAGTCTGCAAGCATCTCGACGTCGAACGTCCACTGCTTATCTACGGACTTATAAGCTGGTCCATAAAGTGTGTTATAGCGATCTATCGTTACGTCTCCGCTTAGTGTTGCGCTTGTTGCTTGCTCGTTATAGTTCTTGGTCGCGATCGTAACCGAAAGATCGCGCCCTGTTATTACGGTCGTGGCCATGTTGGTCTCCTAGTTTGTTTGTGTGTAATAAGTCGCTACTGGAATCTCTAGAGCGAGAATCTCGGAAGCTCCTACTGTGACGTTAATCGGATTCGTTAGATCTCCGACTTCGTACCCTGACGGTAAAGCCGCCAGAATGCTAATAGCAAGCTGCTCGATGTTATCGAGTGCGCTCTGATTATCGTAGATCGCTACGCCTACGGTAATTACTAAATTAACTTTAAGTTTGACGTTCGCCTTGCTTAATAAGTTCGGCTGTAAGTAGGGAGTGCTCGGAACGATCGCCGCGAATGGAACGATTGGAGCTTCTGGAACTGAGTCGTAAACGTTAGCCGCTACTCCCGCGATGGCTGTCTTTAGCGGATTGCGAACACTGGAAAGAATAGAACTGGCTGGCATTATCCGACCATCGTCTCGACGTCGATGTAATTACCAAGAAGCCCGATTACGCGATTAAGTAATGATCGGCCCATTCGGTACGGAGTCGAAGCGAAGTCGACGCCTTCGATCTGGCCGCCCGCAGCTGTGCGAGATTGGAAGACTTCAATAGATACCGCGTAGATCGCGGATTCGATGGAAGCGTTACCGACGTAAAGAGTCGCGGCAGAATAGCCGCTAAGAGTTGCCATTCCGTTAGGAACGATTCGACGACGTGTTACGTCCGAAGATGTAAGAGCGGCCGAGAATGAGACATCTGTAACGACTGTAAGAATGTGCGTAGCTGTGAAAGGAGCTGGAAGCCCAGTAACGACGATTGACTGTCCGACTACGAATGGGCGAGTCTCGCGAGTGAAGAACGTCGCTACGTTAGACGTTAATTCGTACTCGATTACAGCTGTCGAGTTTTGAACTAGTAAAGGGAGAATCGCTTGCTCGGCTGTGTCGATGATGTCATCGAGATAACTGTCTGAATAAAGGGAAGAGCTAACGCCTAGGACGGATCGCAGCTGTGACGCTGTAATTATTGCTGGCATTAGCTCTTCCCTTCTTCTGCTCGACTAGCTCGGGAGCGAACTAGTCGATGATTGACTTTAGGCGATTACGCCTTGTTATTCTTGAATGCGCCCGCTGCGATCTTGGTCGCTAGTGCGCCGTAACCGTAGTAGCCGACAGTAATTTGGCCAGAAGCGATTACGTCTGCGCGTAGGCGGAACGTAGGTCCTTCGTACCATGTGAAAGCGTCTGGGTTAACGACTAGAAGAGTTCCGTCGCCATCGCCGCCGTTAGTTGGATCTACGTATAGATCCAAGCCCGCTACGTTTCCGATTAGTGAATCTGGACGAACTACACCGCCCGCATTCTGTGGCTGTGAAGCGTTGTAGATCGGACGTCCTGAATCGTTAAGTGTCATCAAGTTAGCCCATTGGCCAGTCGATGCGATAAGTGATTTCGCGAAAGGACGTGGAAGTCCAGCTGTAGCTGCATAAACAGAAGCAGCTCCGCGAGAGATAATTCCGAGAAGCTCCGCAGCTGTCGGATAAGTTGCGACTGTAGTCGCGTCTGTCGTTGAGCCTGAAATTAGAAGACCGTTAACGTAAGCATTCTCGGCCTTAGCTTTAGCTGCTGCCATGTTGCGAATTAGTTCATCGAAGAACGCTGGAGAAGTACGATCTAGAAGCTCGACAGAGAATGTCTGGGAGCCACTGAACTTTTTTACGTCCACTGTAATAAACGCGGCGTTCTGGTCTGTATCCGATGGCGCGCCATCTTCTGCGACTACTGCCACTGTAGGCATCTGAGTAATCTTAGGAATCTCGAACGTCATGCCCGCGTCTGGAAGTGTTCCGCGAGAGATTGCGTCGATAGATGGACGGATAGTAGTTCCTAACCCGTTCACAATTTCTGCCATCTGGCGAGTAGGCACTAAGCCCGCGTTGTCTGTTGTGTTATCGGCTGCGAGAACGTACTGGCGAGCTTGATCGTCGCCCATCGCTGCGCGAATGGTGTTTTCCACGTACTTAGCAGCTGTAAACTCTAAGCGTGGCTTGGTGAATGATCCGCCTACGATTGGCTTCGCTGCGGCTGTGATTGACTGAGCAGCTTCGACCGTCTCGACGGTTTCCGCGTTTGTGACGGTGTTGTCCACTTCGTCTCCTTCTGTTGTTGGTGTTACTTCCTCTTCCACTGTGGAATCGGAAAGTTCGTCGGCGACTTCTTCGCCTTCTGTTGCAGCTACTTCGCTAACTCGCGCGGATCTAACCGCTGGCTCTGTTACGAGTGCGACTCCAGTTAATTCTCCAGCAAGAACGCGCATAACGCCGTCCTTTTGCATTATGTAATCATCGACTGCTAATTCAATAGAGAATCCATCGCGTAATCCGCTCATCGCTTCTTCTAATGCGTCTGAACCCGATGTCGTGTTTACGATCTTAAAGACTGCGTCGATCGAATCTTCGTTTAGTGTCATGTCCATAGTTTTACCGATTGGACGAGTGCGATCGTGTTCTAAATTAAGTTTGACACTAGCTGGAGCGATTGAACCTTTCGCGAATACGACTCTTCCAGTAGAAGCGTTCGCTTCTTCCTCGAATGCCACGATTCTTCCGCTAATAGTGCGAGAGTTAGAATCCGCTGCTGTTATGTTCATTGGTGTAGTTAGTTTCATAGAAGTAGATCCTCTTCTTCTCGTATTTCGTCGATCGACATTGCACCGATTCGATTAAGTATCTCGTAAACCTGCGCGCGTTCCATTGGATTACCACGTAAGAAGTCGTCTAGATCGAACTTAACGTCTTGTCCTAGTGGAGTGAAGTCGCTTAAACTCATTCGCTGTTCTATGCAAGTCATAAGAGGACGAAGTGAATAATCCACTAAAGAACGTCGCTCTGTAACTGCATTAGAGTAAGTAAAGCTGTTAGGTTCTGCACTCGCGAAGTAAGCTGGTAGACCGGCCGCACGACATAGTTCTAAAGCCAGGTATCCGCGCGCTTCGTTAAGTTGTAAATTCTTAGGATCGTAACCGACTGTTTCGATAGACACGTCACCATTCAAGAATGTAACAGCTTTAGAAGTACGATTCTTAAACGCTGCTACTAAAGCAGCGACGCGATCTTTTGGAAGTGCGACGCCAGAGTTTTTCAAGATAGTTTGTGGGTTCGGGTTAATTGCGAAGTCGTATGCTGTTTTTTCTAACGCCGAAGCTGCGCGAATAGTGCGACCCGCTCGGTTTAAGATTCCTTCATCGAGTCCAGTAAAGACGACTAGTTCGCTTGGATCTATAACGATTCCATCAACAGAGTAACCGTCGATCTCTGTACCGTTAGCATTAGTTGTAACAGTTACGCGAACTGGATCTATTCTTTCCATCGCTTGAATGCGACCAGTGTCGGCGTAGCGTTGCATTACACGCGCATAACCGTAACCGTAGAACAGAATGTCTTCTCCAAGCCATGACCAGAACGCAGACCCAGCGATTCGCGGGTCTGGCTGATTTATAACTCTTGGCTGTTGAACTTTTTCGCCTGTCGCGATGTTACGAGTGTGCATTTCGAACGACGCTAAAGTAGTGCAGATAATGTTACGCGCGCGAGCTAATGCTGGAACGCCCATGGCTTCCGTACGACTGGCGGTTTGATTACCCATGAAGTAATAGCCGCCGAGAGAGTTAAGAGTGTTTACTGGATACAAAGATTCCGCAGCGTCCACGCTAATAGAAGCTGGCGCAGCTGCTTCGACTTTAGATCCGAATAGATTAAGTAATCCCATGCCGCAATTCTAGAGAAGCCGATACCGTTAACCGACCATGATGTCAAGATCCATTGGTGGGCGTGTCGCGTAATGCGTGACGAGTGCAGTCGCAACCGTCGCGCAGACAGTCGACTGAGAAGCTCTCCGTCCGATAGTCCAGCCACCATCGCCGAACGGAAGTCGAGCCGCTGAGAGTATCTGCTTCGTTAACTCTGTCTGCTTCGGGTCGTGTCGTAATCTCTTCGATGTGATCGCTCCTAACAGTTCGTCGCAAGCTTGGCCATAGAGTGCTCCGTCGATGTCTGAGATAGGAATCCCAGCGGGAACTAATCGCGCAGCTATAGCCGAGGCCGTTCTCTTAGAATACGCGACCGTCTCGACTGGATACTGTTTAACGTACGGAGCGATGTCGTTAGCGATCGCTCTATCGTCTAAGTTAATCGGGTTATGCCAAGTGTGAAGAAGCTTTACGAAGAATCTTTCGTCGTCGATCTGTTGGGCCGCCACTAACGCGCAGTCTCGACGATTCGGACTTACGTCGATTCCGAACCAAGTAGTCTTTTCTGGATCAAGCTCTAAGCCTTCTTCGGCGCACTGATTCCACTCTTCGGCGGGGATAGCAGCTGAGATCGTAGCGACCCAGCGACATAAGACTTCCGTCTTAACTACGTCTGGCGGATCGTTAAGGACGGCGCGAATGTTGTCGATGTGTACGGTATGGCCTAGCGCGGGATTGGCCATCGCCGCACCTTTCCAGAATGCGGGAGTGTCGTCGATCTTGTCGTAGTTCGACGACCATTCATAATAAGCGATGTCGTCGCCCTTGGCTGCACTCATTCCGCGCTCGCGCAGTGAATTTAATACGAGACTATGTTGGTCTCCCGCATTCGATAGGGTCCAGAGCTGCGGATTCTTCGCGGCCATCATGGTATAGCGAAGCGAGGCCCATGTGGATTCGTCTTTAAGTTCGCGGGTCTCATCTACGAAGACGGTTTCGGGTTTAGAGATACCGCGAGCAGCTGAGCCGCCAGCCTTGACCATGTATCGCCCGCCTCCGTACTGGCTAAGAAGCTCGATCTCTTCTGAGCCATGCGCCCAGCGGATTCTCTTGACCTGTTTAGCCAGAGATTCGTTCTCTTCGATCAAGTTAACGATGTCTCGAAATGTCTCTAGTGATGTAGTAAGTCGATGAGCTGTTCCGATCTGTAATCCGTTATGCCATAAAAACAGACCAGCCAAGGCCCGAACTTTCATAAGCGTAGTCTTACCTTGCTGTCTGGCTACGACGACGCAGACCAGCGGCGAGTGCCAGCGGCCGTCTGGCTTGTAACGATGGGCCTCCATCGCGACGAACTTCTGCCAAGGAAGAAGCGGAAGCTTGATACTTTCGGCGAAGTCGATTAGTTCTTGGCCTCTAGACGGTAAATCCACGAGCTTAGAGTGGATTCTGGGAGTCGGAGAGCCTAGATAGAGTCCTGTAGTTCTCTCTAAACCCGATGTAGGCCGATTAGAGACCTTTCTAGGCTTCTTGGGTCCTTTCGAGTCCACTGCGCGGCTATTCATGCTTTATCGAGTCGTTTGGTGGTGAAAGAAGACCTCGGG